GGCCGGTGCCCGGAACACGCTCCTCGTGCCTGGGAGGCAACTTCGGCCAGGAACCGGGACAAGGGACCAGCTCAGAGGGCGTGGGAGCGGCTTGTCCGGCCTCGGGCCCTGGCAAGGGACGGCTTCGCCTGTGTCCTCTGTGGGGCCCGTGAGGGCCTGGAGGTCGACCATGTGACTCCTATAGCGCGGGGAGGCACGTGGACCCTAAAAAACGCGCAGACGCTTTGCACCGACTGCCATAAGGCCAAGTCAGTGCAAGACCGGCATAGCCGGTAGAACGGCCCCTAGCTCAGTAAGAAGAGCGGCGGAGTGAAATCCCGCAGGTCGATGGTTCGAATCCATCGGGGTCGGCGCAGGTGCCCGTGCCGGAACACGGGAATTGCCCCCTTAGCTCAGCGGTAGAGCACTCGATTGTCAGTCGAGCGGTGACCGGTTCAAATCCGGTAGGGGGCGCAAAGGCAACGGGAAGCCGACCAGCCGTAAGGCTAGGTGTGAGGCTCGTTGCCTTTCTATGACACGTAGCTCAATTCGGTAGAGCAGCGCACTGTTAATGCGCGGGTTGCAGGTTCGAGTCCTGCCGTGCCAGCGTCAGGAACGGCACCAGCACACGCGCAGTGCAGCGTATAGCGGTCGGGGTGCCCGTGACAGGGGTGATGTGGTTCGCCTGTCCAATAGAAGTGGGGTAGCTCCCCTGTCTCTGAAACTCCCCCTGATCAGGGGACGGACGAGACGCGCGTTTAGTTCAGCGGCCTAGAACGTCTCCTGCCCGGAGACAACGCGGGTTCGAATCCCGTAACGCGCCCAACATTCTCTGTTCGTACAACGGCAGTACGCCCGGCTCTGGACCGGGAAATTGTGGTTCGAATCCATGGCAGAGAGCTTTGAATCTGTAGCTCAGTTGGTAGAGCACGGGACTCTTAATCCTGGTGCCGTTGGTTCGAGTCCAACCAGATTCACGGAGCAAGAGACGTAAGCGGGGCATGTATTCCTCGGCCTACGGTACACGGGGCTCTCTTGCAATGGGTGGTTGTGTCAACTGGAAGCACAATCGGTCTCCAAAACCGAAAGGCGTCGGTTCGATTCCGGCCCGCCCAGCAAAGCCACGGAAGCACAAGACCGAGTTTGCTTCTCGTGAGTCTGGCTCTTCGGGGAGTGGCTTCCCCACACGGGCCAGCCGTGGCCCTCTGGCTATAGCTCAGTAGGTAGAGCGCTCGCTTTGGGAGCGAGAGGCCGCAGGTTCGAGCCCTGCTAGCTAGACAAGTGAAGCCCCCGCCCCTGGTTGTTCGTCGGCACGGAGCGGGGGCCCTTCCGGATGGAAGGCCGACACCAAAGGCGTCACAAGGACGCTAGCAGCACCAGGCCCCCGATGAGGGGCCGTTGTTGTTGTTGTTACTACATCAGGGGTTGATGCAGGGATGCACGAGGACGACCAGGCCCAGGACGGCCCACGCCTACGGGACGCTGGACAGCCCAACCGGGCTGAGCGGGAGCGCAGTTGGCGCCAAGAGGCCCTGTGGGAGCTGGACGACCTCGCAGACCTGTACCCAGTCATCCCGGCGGTGAGGCTGTGACAAGAGGCCCAGCACCGAAGCCCAACGCAGCCCGCAGGAACAAGCACGAGCACGCTCAGCAGCTCCCCGCGGAGCCTCAGCCAGGCCGAGTGCTCCCCACCGCCCTGGCAGTCAAGACAGGTGGCGCTAGGCGCTTCTGGAAGGTCTGGTCTACGGCTCCCCAGACAGCGGCTTGGACAGAGACCGACTGGGCCGAACTTGAGATAACCACCAAGCTCGTTGACGAGTTCTATAAGGGTGACACCAAACTGGCCGGAGAAATCCGCCAGAGGGTTGCCAAGTGGGGTGCGACTGTCGAGGACAGAAACCGCCTCCGAATGAAACTAGAAGACCCTGAGGACGATTCCGATAAGGGTCAGCCGGCTGGGGGTCCCCCAGAAGAGCAAGTAACTGACGAAGCGCTTTTCAAGTTCCTTAGCCAAACTGAATAGGCGGTGAGGCCTCTTGCAGACTGGAAATCTGCCTGCGGGAGTCCCCAAGCCTTCACAAACCCTCGGTTACGGAATTATTCGTTGGGCTCAGAGGTACATCGTTCAGCCGGACGGAGACAGGGCAGGTGAGCCCTGGCAATTCACCCCTGAGCAACTGCGGTTCGTGTTGTGGTTCTACGCCATTAATCGGGATGGGTCGTGGGCCTACGCGGCTGCCACACTGCGACGTGCTAAGGGGTGGGGGAAGACGCCGCTCTTGGCGGCTCTCGCCATTGTCGAGTTCCTTGGACCCTGCCGTTTCAGCCACTTCGATGCCTTTGGCCTGCCGGTGGGCAAGGCCGTCCCTCTGCCTGTCGTCCAAGTCGGTGCTACTGCACTCGATCAGACAGAACAGACGATGGACATGATCCGAGGAATGCTTTCGGAGTCTCCTGCCGAAGCAGAGTACGGCTTGGACATTGGCAAGATGATCGTCCAGTTCAAGTCTGGAAAGCCTGGAAGCATCCGCCCTAAGGCAACCGCGGGACGTACTAACGAGGGAAACAGACCGACGTTCTGTCTGATGGATGAGGTTCATCACTGGGTTTCCTCGAATGGGGGCCCTGACTTCTATCAGACGCTTAAGCGGAACATTGAGAAGACCACCAAGGCCGGTTCCCGGTGGGTCTGTACGACCAACGCTTACAACCCGAACGAGGACTCTGTAGCACAGATCATCCATGAATCAGAGATGGTCGCTCAGGGCTATTGGCTCTATGACTGCCTTGAGGGTGGGATTGATCCTGAGGATATCCGGGATGAGGTTGCCGTCCGTCAGGCCCTCATAGAGGCCTACGGAGACGCTTCCTGGGCTGACATTGACGGCCTGACTCGCACGATCCTCTACGACCGTACGACGCCAGACAGCACCTATTGCCGGTTCTTCTTTAACCAAATCGCCGAGTCTTCAGACGGCTGGATGAGTAAGACCGAGTGGGACGCCTGCGGGGTCCCTATGGATGATGACCCGATCAAGCCGGGCGATCAGATCGCCATTGGCTTTGACGGATCGATTCGAGGGGACTCGACAGGGCTCGTCGGAGCCAGGCTGAGAGATGCCAAGGTCTTCGTCCTGGACGTCTGGGAGCGTCCTGAGAACGCTCACGATGACTGGGAAATCGACGTCCTAGCCGTGGAGGCCGCAGTTAAGCGGGCGTTTGAGACGTACCGCGTTGAGTGGTTCTACGGTGACCCGCCTTACTGGCAAGAGGCCATTGGCCGGTGGGCGATTGAGTACGGGGATGACTACGTTTTTGAGTTCTGGACCAACAAGCCCACCAGGATGACGCAAGCCATTGAGCGTTTCCGTAGTGCCGTAATGGTCGGAGACCTCAAGCACGAGGGCGACACGAGGCTTACCCGGCATGTCCTCAATGCCGTTACCCGTGAGGTTCCTCAAGGAATCCTCATTCAGAAGGACAGTCCGCGCTCTAAGCGCAAAATCGACCTCGCTGTTTGTGCAGTTCTCGCCGTGGAGGCCAGAGCAGATGCGATTGCAGATGGACGACTCAAGATCAGAAGGTCACGCGTAGTGGGCTTCTAAGGAGGCCTGCCTATGATTGTGCCACCAGGAAGCCATACGGCTTTCATTGGTAAGCCAACGAAGCCGGATGAATGGCTCTCTTATCTGTACGGCAAGCTCCCTGGTCCTCGTAGCCCCTCTGCCGTTTATGCCGAGTACTACGAGGGCGAACAGCAGAAACTTGCTTTCTCTCAGATGAGGTACAAGCAGGCCTTTGCCTCTGTCTTCTCTGAGTGGCGAGATAACTTCTGCGGAATGATCGTGGATGCCACAAACGAGCGCCTTAACGTTGACTCCTTCCGCATTCCAGGGGATGAGGGTACGGACAAGGACGCTAGGCAGTTCTGGCAGCGGTCGGGCATGGATGCCTACAGCAACGCCGTTCACCTTGAGGCCCTAATCCAGGGCAAGGCCTACGTCGTTGTGTGGGCCGACAAGGATGGTGAGCCGACGATTACGCCGGTCTCTGCTGAGCGTATGGCCGTCTGCTACAAGGCCGGTTCCCTCTGGGAGCTGGAGGCCGCAGCACGCTTTGAGATGGACTCTTGGGGCCGTCAGCAGGTCACCTTGTGGACCGAGGAATACGTCTATGAGGTTGCGTATGGGACGACTGAATGGGACCAGGGTGTAACGCAGCCCAACCCCATGAAGGTGGTTCCGGTTGTACCGATCGAGAACCGCTCTCGCCTTGTGGGCGAACCTTTCTCTGATCTGGCCAACGTGGTTCCCATTCAGGACGCGATTAACAAGATCACCATGGATGCCCTCACGGCATCTGAGATGGCGGCATTCCCACAGAGGTTTGTCACGGGTCTGGAGATCCAGGAA